GTTAGGTCTTCTTTAGATCCTATCAGTGGTCACTTTCCTGATGCTACACGGCGTTGGGCTAAGGCTAGAGATAGTCACATAAAATACGAAAGAAAGCAAAGTTCATAGCTAGAACCCTTTCTACTTTCTCCACAATACTATAGGGTACGGAGTTTAATGATGGCTAAAATATTAGAGCGTGAGGATGCTGCACCGCCAGTTCAGGAACAAGAGCAACCGCAGCAAGATCAACTTTTCGATACGGAACAGGAAGAACCAGAGGCAACTCCTGAGGAACCTCAACTACCTGACAAGTATCAGGGTAAGTCTGTTCAGGACTTAGTACAAATGCACCAAGAGGCTGAAAAGCTTTTGGGCAGACAAAGTTCTGAAGTAGGTGAGCTTAGAAAAGTTGTAGACAACTACATCCAAACACAACTCACACCAAACGAACCTGAACAAACAGTCCAAGAAGAAGTAGATTTCTTTACGGAACCAGACAAAGCTATAGATCAACGGATTGCAAATCATCCTAAGATCAAAGAAGCTGAAACGCTGAGTGCTCAGTACAAACAAGCTACGGCTTTGAATGTGCTGAAGACAAAGCATCCAGACATGGAAACGATACTGAAAGACAGTAAGTTTGCAGAATGGATACAGGCTTCTCCAGTTAGGACAAAGTTGTTTGTAGCTGCTGACCAACAGTACGACCATGAGTCTGCTGACGAGCTTTTCACTTTGTGGAAGGAACGCCAACAGATAGTAACGCAAACTGCTGAAGCTGAGAAACAAAGTAGGAAACAAACAGCTAGAGCAGCCAGCACTGGTGGTGCAAGCGGTAGCACTGAAAGGTCTCCAAAGAAAATCTACCGAAGGGCAGACATTATTAAACTTATGAAAACTGACCCTGATAGATATGCTTCGCTTTCTGATGAAATACTCAGGGCTTATGCAGAGAACAGGGTCAAATAATTATCCATTAAGGGGAAATTAGATGGCTACTTCAACATATCCTTCCACTGGAGGGTTTGTAGACAACACTAGCGCAGCTACTTTCATCCCAGAAATCTGGTCTGATGAAATTATAGCTTCGTATGAGAAGAACTTGGTTTTTGCTAACCTCGTTAAGAGAATGTCCATGGAAGGCAAGAAAGGTGATGTGCTTCACATTCCTAAGCCTACTCGTGGATCAGCGAATGCTAAATCTGAAAACACTGCCGTTACGGTTCAAAACGCAACGGAAAGTGAAGTACAGGTAACAGTCAATCGACACTTCGAGTACTCTCGTTTGATCGAAGACATTACTGAAGTACAGGCTTTGGCTTCGTTGCGTCAGTTTTACACTGAAGATGCTGGGTACGCTTTGGCTACTCAGGTTGACTCAGATCTCTCAGCTCTAGGGCCGGGTCTGGGAACTTCAGGTACGACTAGCACGACTTACCTCAACAACGCAGGTACGTTCTTTGTAGACGCTTCAAACGGTCTTTCAACTTACACTGCTGACACGGTAGTTTCCGCTGACGTATTTACTGACGCTGGTTTCCGTGGCATCATTCAAAAGCTGGATGACCAAGACGTGCCTATGGACAATCGCTTCTTTGTAGTCCCGCCTATTGTCCGTAACACGATCATGGGGATTGACCGATACGTAAGCTCAGACTTCGTTAACAGCGGTCAGGTTCCCGGTGGTCAAATTGGTCAGTTATACGGTATTGATGTCTTTGTCAGCACCAACTGTCCAACTGTTGAGGCTGCTGGAGACAACTCAGCTAGCTCAGTAGACTCTCTAGGTGCTATGCTCCTACACAGAGATGCTATTGTTCTAGTAGAGCAAATGGGTGTTAGATCTCAAACAACTTACAAGCAAGAGTTCCTTGCTAACTTGTTTACCTCAGATATGCTGTACGGCAAAGCTGTACTGCGTCCTGAGTCTGGTCTAACGCTGGTTGTTCCTGCTGGCTAACACCAACTAAGCTGATGGGGTTACTTTCGGGTAGCCCCTAAGCTTTTCACACAGAGGAGATGAATGCTACAGTCTTTGATAGGCCCAATAACAAACCTAGTCGGATCTTATTTTCAAAATAAAGCTGACGAGAAAAAGGCTGTACATGAGTCGAAGATGAGGCGTATAGAGACTGACGCTGATTGGGAAACCATGCAAGCTCAAGGATCTCAGTCCTCATGGAAAGATGAGTGGTTTGCTGTTATACTCAGCTTGCCACTCATTTGTGCTTTTATACCTAGCATGGTTCCTTACGTGCAGGAAGGTTTCAACGTACTAGCTACCATGCCTGATTACTACAAAGTATTCCTAGGTGGTGCAATATCAGCTAGCTTTGGCATCAAGACTTTATCTACATGGGGTAAGAAGTAGTGCCGGGACATTACGCATCCTTTGCTTACAGTGATCCTTTTGAAGACGCTGCTTCCTTAAGTCTTTTTGGAGGAAGAATACTTGACGATTCTGAAGAAGACACTGAGCAGGAAGAGGGTGGCCCACCTAAGCTAACTACAGCACAGCTAGCTAGACTACGAGAGCTAGTAAAGAATATGCCTCGCTTCTATGGGGCAGACGAGTCAGGAATGACTGCTGCAGGATCTACTGATCCTAGTGGTATGGAAGGTGCTGATGTAGAAGCTGCCTACACTAATTACTTTGAGGAACTAAAAGCATACAACGCTGTAATCAATCAGTTCCTAGAAGATGAAGGTATACCTAGGTTTTACAAAGATGACAAAGGTAGAACTCTTTTTTTAAACATAGGTGATCCGGGGCAGCCTAGTTCTTTTACGGATATGTACCATTCAGGTGTGTATGATCCTCAGCAAACTGCTGGTAACTATATGCAGGAGGGAGCAGTAGGTGAGTACGGAACTATATTTGATAAAACTGGATCAGGGATTGAAGTTACCGATATAGCATTAGGAATAATAGCTTCAGGTCTTCCCATACCTATTCCGGGTGCAGGAGAACTTGCAGGTGGAAGTTTAATATATCAAACAGGAACTAACCAAGACCCTGCTGACGATTACTTATCTGGTGAAGGAATAAATCCTTACCTTGCTTATTTAACAGGTAAAGGTTTATCTCAACAAGAAGAAGAGGAAGAGGAAGAAACAACAACAGTAGACGCTACTCAAGGTTTCTTAAATACTCTTAATACTGCTGAAGAAGCTTTGCAAAACGCAGACGATGAAGTAACTACGGCTACTGAAGCTCTTCAGGAAAGCAATGAAAGCTATGATGAGACTATAGCTAGTTACAAAAAGAGAATAGACGATCAAAAAAGACAGTACGGTTTTAGGGCTACTAAAATGCCATTTTACAAAACCTTACAAAAACAACTAAAACAAGCTGAGATAGACAAACAAAGAGAAGCTATTCAATTAAAACAAGCTATAGCTGCTGCACAAACAGAACGTGATAACGCTAGAAAAGCAGCTTCTTATGCTGAAAGAGAATACAACGAATCTGTAAAACTAAAACAAGCAGCAGATCAAAGGCAAGCTGAACAAGATTCTAGAGACAGAATCATACAAGCAAAAGCTGCTGCTGACTACGCTAAAATACTAAGAGATTCTATGGCCTCTGTAAAAGAAGCACAGGCTGATACCATAGAAACACAAGAGGTAAACCTTGAGGCTACAGCACCTGAAGTAGATGAAGAGATAGAAGAAGACATAACTTTACAAATACCAGAACCTATACAGGAAACTGTAACTGAGTCAGAGCAAGAGGCAGAAGAAGAAGCAGAGCAAGCTGTTGAAGCTGTAACTACGGATACTGCTGCTGATATAGCTACACAAGGACAGGAAGCACAAGTTACAGACGTAGTTTCGCAACAACTTGAAGAGGCTATTGAAGCTGAGAAAGAAGCTGGCAATGATGAACTAGCAGCAGCACTAGAGGCTGAGTTAGAAAACTATCAATCAGACGGCCCTGTGGTAACTGAAGTAATTACAGAAACAGGAGAAACTGAGGCAGATCCCGTAGACGATGGAGAAGAAACTCCTGTTGTAGATGTTATTTCTATACTTACTGGAAATCTTCCAATAACACTAGAAACTACTGGACAAGAGGTAGAAAGTGTAGAAACACCCGTAGAAGATCCTCTTGAAGATATGTTTACTCAAGGTCAAGTAGATAATATCTTGCCTTCAGAATTAACAGAACAACAAGAAGAGTCTGAAGAAGAAACTGAAACTACAGGCGAGGAAGCAACAACTTCTGGTGAAGGAGAGGCAACAGGAGAAGGTACTGGCACAGGGCAAGGTTCTGGAGCAGGAGAAGGCCTTGGAGCAGGTTTAGGTGCTGGGTTGGGGTTAGGCCTAGGTATAGGCTTACTGAGGCCCGGAGGAGTCACACAGTCGCTATTTGAGAAC